CTCCCCTTGGCTACTAGTACTCGTATCTATATGTCTGGTTCTGTAAGGAGTTGGATGCACTATATACAACTACGCACTGCCAATGGTACACAGAAGGAGCACATGGACATAGCAAACCTATGTCGTGACCACTTCATCTGTAACTTCCCCATCACATCTAAAGCATTAGGATGGTGTCCTGATGTAGACGACTGTGATTGTCGTTATGATAATGATTGGGGTGACACTCAACCTTGTTTACGAATAGACTAATGCCAACATATCCAGTAATAAATAAGAATACAGGAGAGAAGAAAGAACTCTCCATGAGTATGCTAAAATATGATGAATGGAGAAAGGACAATCCCGATTGGGACAAGGACTGGTCAGCAGGTACTGGAGGTATAACCTACGGAATGCCTAAGCAATCAGACGGTTTCAAAGAAGTGATGTCCAAAGTCCAAGAGAAGCACCCAGGTGCGAACCTATCGAGGTATACTTAAATCATGCCAGCACGTAAGAAAAAGAACGGCAACGGAAATGGTAACGGTAACGGGACCAACAGACGAATGAAGAGGAAACCACCTATAAATCTTGATCACCTCAAGACTATAGATCCATTAACAGATAACCAAACAACAGCATTTGATGCCTACAAACAGGGTAAACATTTGGTGTTGCATGGTGCTGCTGGTACTGGTAAGACATTCATTAGTTTGTATCTCGCACTCCAATCAGTATTGAATCCAGAGACACCTTATGAAAAGGTATACATGGTAAGGTCTCTAGTCCCTACAAGGGAGATTGGATTCCTACCAGGAGATCATGAGGATAAGAGTGACTTGTATCAAATACCATACAGAAATATGGTACAATACATGTTCCATATGCCTGATGAAGCATCATTTAAAGTATTATATGATAACCTAAGAGGACAAGAGACAATAGATTTCTGGTCCACATCATTCTTGCGTGGTGTAACCCTTGACAAGTCCATTATAATAGTAGATGAGTTCTCCAATCTAAACTTCCATGAGTTAGACAGTATTGTCACTCGTGTTGGAGAGGATAGCAGGATTATATTCTCAGGTGATTATTCACAATCAGATCTCACTAAATCAAATGAGAGGTCTGGTGTGCTAGACTTTATGAAGATTGTACAAGCTATGCCATCGTTTGAATGTGTAGAGTTTGGTATCAGTGACATCGTGAGGTCTGGTTTCATAAGAGAATACCTCATCACTAAAATTGAAATGGGATTTGATTAATGTTTAATTATGTTGGTCCTGCTAAACCTCTTAAGGAGGTGACGAGTAGGACGTTGGATCATGGTCGCTTCTATAAGATCGATGACCTTTGGATGCCTAGTGTTACAACGGTGGTTGGCCACCAGTCAAAACATGGTATACTAGAGTGGCAGAACCGTGTAGGTTTTGCTGAAGCAGAAAAGGTACGACGTGCTGCTGCATGGCGAGGCACTCAATACCATAATTTAGTGGAGCATTATCTCAAAAATGAATTGGAAGAAGTTGAAAAGAGCGAGGGTCTTCCCACGTACCTTTTTAGGTCTGCTCGTGAGACTCTTGATCGGATTGACAATATTCATGCTATTGAAGCCCCTCTTTACTCTCGCACTCTACGGATTGCTGGGCGTGTTGATTGTATTGCTGAGTTTGATAACGAACTTGCTATTATAGACTTCAAAACCACCAAGAATCTCAAGAAGGTGGAGCACTTAGAGAAATTCTTTGTGCAAGAAGCAGCGTATGCTTACATGTATTATGAGTTAACAGGTATAGAAGTAGACAAACTTGTCACTCTATCTGTTGCTGAAGATGGTACTATGCAAGTAGAGCAGAGATATGATAAGAATCCTTACATGGATACCCTTGTCGATTGGATAAACATATATCATGAGGAGATCAATGAAGGAAATTGAAGAAAAATTTATGACCCAAGGAAAGTTTACTTCCCTTGTTGAAGATAGAGTTAAAGCCAGTAATGGATTGATCAACTACATAGAAGCAGTAGCATCTGTTTGTGAAGAGTTTGAGATTGAGGTGGAGACAGTAGGTAAACTGATATCTAAACCACTCAAGGATAAAATTAAATGGGATGCACAACAATTAAATTATATAAAACGAACAAGTAGAGGGGTATTAAACCTATGACTGACGACTTTTTCAAATCACATGTAGTACAAAAAGAGTTGGAGCAAATCCAAGAGTGTTATACTGAACTACTGAAGATGTCTTCAGGACTAGCAGATTTCTCACCTAAAGAGAGACTAGATCACATTGAGAAGACACTAGAGTTGGTTGCTAAACAAAAAGTATTCTATGCTAGACTACAACTAGCAGCAAATGAGTTACAAGATGATGACTCAGCAAAGGCAATCAAAGAAAGGATCGAAGTGATGTCAGGTCAATTCAGTGGTGGTATGAACCTCACTATGATACTGGATCACATGGAAGAGAAGCTAAGAGGATGGAGAAAGGATCTCAGAGAACAGGGTGTTGACACAGCCTAAATAGTATGCTACTATAATCCAGTGGCAATATCACAATACAACTTCGGAGACAAATACTAATGTCATTCGCATCTTTAAAGAGCAAGTCTGGTAAGTTTGCTAAGCTTACACAACAGATTGAAAACATGTCCAAGCCTCAGGGGCGTGGTCCAGATGAAAGACTCTGGAAACCAGAGGTAGATAAGAGTGGTAACGGTTATGCCGTTATTCGTTTCCTACCAGAGCCAGATGGAGAAGATCTCCCTTGGGCACAGGTATGGAGTCATGCATTTCAAGGACCAGGTGGTTGGTACATTGAGAATTCTCTCACCACACTTAACCAAAAGGATCCTGTAGGTGAATTGAATAGGACACTATGGAATAGTGGACTAGATGCAGATAAAGATACTGCACGTAAGCAAAAGCGTAAGCTTTCTTATTATAGTAACATCTATGTTGTTAAGGATCA